TCTCCTTGACCTCCGGCCAACTCCCACTCTCCGGGAGCACCACCCAACCAGGCTCGGAAATCGCATCAACGACGTAATCGGTATTCTCAATGAGGGTTCGGATGACCCCGTCCGTGTCCACGTATTTGACCGTGTTCACCAATTGGAGCGGTGGGCGGGGCAGAGCAATGGCGCCGGTGGAAGGGAAGTCGTCGAGGTAGAAATCGTAAGTGCGGGTAATCAGCGCCCGACGGAGAAAGCCTTCGGCATATTCCCGCGCCGCAGTGATGAGTTCGCCGAGATAGATATCCTCAGCGGCAAAATCCAGCTCCGGTTCAAGCCGAAGATGCTTCTTGGCTTCCGAAACCGTGACCGGCTCGACGGCCGGCGGCGTGACGATCACTAGGTTAGCCATGGATCGGGCCTCAAAAGCCGAAATTGGACCCCGTGCGCCCGGCGCACAGAACGCCCCTGTGGGCTTTGGCCTTGCGATATTGAGCCCATGAATTGGGCCTCGCCCCCAAAAAAAGAAGGGCCGGTGGGGAACCGGCCCTTGTTCAGGAGGAGGTGGCCCGGCCATGCGCCGGACCCTTGCGGACAAAACTACGAACGATTCTGCCAGACCTTGATGTAGTCCACTTCCATCACGCCCAGGTTGAGGGCATCTGCCGCCTTGTCCAATCGCGCGACAGGCTGCAAAGCCAACGCGGGTACGGTGTGCATGTTAAAGGTGGTGGCCGCAGCGACTCGCGCGCCATCGATGTAGAACTTCACGTCCTCGATGTCAGAACAATCGATGCGCACGATATGCCAAATGTTCACCAGCCAAGTCGAACCCGTGGCAACCGAAGTCGTTTCATGCGTGGTGTCATCAGTCTCGACGGTTGTGGCGCCGGAAAAATTCCATCGAAACCAGATGGATTCAGCCACGGTATTGATAGCCGCATTGTGATCGCCAGCCAGGCCAATTACTGCCGTGGTCGCATTGACGGGTAGAGTCGTGAATCGCAGGCGGGCCTCAAATTGCAGCCCCTGGTTGAGCGTCAAGGTTCGCTGGTTGCCCCAATCGATTCCCGCCAACTGAATCTCGACGGCATTTGTGAGAAGCAATTCGATGGCGCCGCTGGGCCCATCCGCCACAAGCGCTTGCGTAGCCGCGCCCGTATCATTGGCCGTCCAGATGTTTGTCACGTCAAACGCCTTCCCCAGAAAGTCCTCGAAGAAGACAACCGGGGAAAACGGGTGGACGGTTTCGAACGAGACGTTATCGAAATACTGTAGTATGTTGCGATACCACTTCGCACGAGTAGCCATTTGATCTCCTTTTCAGGGTCGGGCTAGGCTCGGCCCAAACCTCTAGGGTCAGAAAAGTAGGGGCGGCTTTCACCGCCCCCCCCGAAACCATTCAGAACACGACGTCGGCTTAGTCAAGAACCGCCGTGGGCGGAGTCGCCGCCTGATACCGCGCGCCAACCAACAGGTAGAATGCCGAGGTGATGTTGGCTGCGTTTGAGGCGGCAGTAATCACCGTGATGCAGTCATAGCCGTCGGCCAGCATGCTCGCATCGATCTGGAAAACCACGAGCTTCTGTGTCGTTGCCACGCTGGTGGTGAAAGCAACCGCATCCGTCACCTCGCGTGCCAGCGTATCGGACGTAGCGCAATCCTCGTTTGCCCAGATGGGCAGAAGTCGGACGATTGGTATGTGGCCGACTCCGCTAACGAGCGGCGCCATCTCAACCGTAATGGCGACCTGTGCGGCGTTCGCCTGGTTGATGTGGACCACGGCGTAAGCCTTGCGGTAATTCTTGAGTGAAACGTAAGCCCCGGTGAGGCCAGCTCCCGCTTGCGGGGTGATCGCCTCCACCAGTTTTGCTTCTTCGACGATGTTGAACATCTTGTTCTCCCTGGGACCGGGCGCGCCGCGTCAGGCCAGCGCGCCCTGCCCGCAATGAAATTAGCGTGAAGCGATCACTACACGCGAACTGCCAGAGTAACGAACGGCGAAACCGTCTTCGTAGCGCCGCCCTTGTAAGGCGTCAACGCCGACTGCCAGCTCGGTTGCCCGTCATTCCGATAGACGAAGCGGAAGACCGTCTCGTCCTCGACAAACTTGACGTGAATGCTGGAAGCGGTTTGCAGCCCACCCTTGTCGATGGTCTCGTACTGCGAGAAGTCGGCCAGGATGATGTCGCCTTCGGCGCCCAGCGTGTCGCAATACTCGACGGCGATGACCGGCCGGCCAAAGAGGGTGCTGTAAGGTGAAGCAGAGAGCCCTCCGGGCGGCATGTAAACGGGCGTTCCGCCGGTGCCGATGACCAGGCCCATGCCGAAGAGTTGCGGCTCCACGTCCTGGTTGACCAGCCATACGGCGTTCAGGCGGCTGCGTGCCCACATGCGGGACCACATGTTGACGATGTTCTCATAGACGATGGTTTGGCCCACCTGGCCGGTTTCCTTGGCCACTGTGACCTTGCAGGCCGCGTTGAGAATGCCCAGCATTTGGCTGGCCCCGTCCCCGCGGATGATTTCATCCTCGATGGTGAAGCTCATCTCCTCGGGGAAAACGCGGTTGACGATGGAAGTCAGTGCCGCAGCGTCCTCAAGCAGCTCGTCAGTGGCGTAAAAGAGCGCCGTCAGCTTCTTGAGGTTCAATTCGATCTGGCCGAAGGCGGGCTTGCTCCCCACCTTCGCAACGCCTTCCGGCTTCCGGTAGACGTGCAAGCCGCCAAAGCGGTAGCCCGTCGCCCGGCTGGACTCGCTGATGGTGCGGATCTTCAGCCCATTGGCGTTGCCGGAAAGCGGCGTGCGATTCACCCGCTGGAGAATCTGGCCGACCTCATAGGTCCGCGCCAGTAGGCCGGCGGCATAGGGCTGCTCCACGAGGAACCCGCCCTCTGATGGAATGGCCTCATTCGCACCCGAGGCGGCAAAGAGCCGCGGATCGGTCTTCCGCCCATTGGTCTTCGCCGAGGTCGCAACGGCAATCAGAAATTCACCGACGTTTGCGAATCCCCTGGACGAATCTCCGGTCACTTCATCGGCCTGGGCCTTCTTCGCGTACTCCACACCCCTGGAAAGGCTGTTCTCTGCCTGGATCTGCCCTTCCACCCGGGCGATGGAAATGTCGAGCTTTTTGAGTTCCGCCTCGTTCGCGTCCCACTTCTTGCCCTCGTCTTCCGAAAGATCGCGGGTTTCATTCATTGCAGCATCGAGCAGCGCTTTATTGTCGCCCACAAGGTCCGCTTTTTGCTGCCGGAGTTCTTTGATGTTGTACATGCTAACCTCCAAGGATGATTTCAAAAACACAAAACCCGCCACAGGGCGGGTGACTTGCTGCCGCGCATCTTCGGATGCTGGGCTATCGTTTTGTTCGAGGCTGCGCCGCGAAAGCGTTACGCAGAATCTAATGGCCGATGCTGATCGAGTTGCCGCTGCCTCATCGCCAGGCTTGGCCGCCATTGCGTACCTTCACCCGGCGCCGGATCTTGGGCAACCGCCGCTTTCGGCATGTTTCTGGAAACTCCAAATCGTTCGAGCGTTTGGTCGAGCGTGGCAACGCGGTCCGCCATGCCCAGGCGTACCGCCTCCTTGGCACCCACCACTCGCCCCTCGCCAAATCCTCCGCGGACTTCCGCAACCGGAACATCTCGGTTGCGGGCAACCGCCTTCGCGAACATTCCATAAAAATCATTCACCCGGGCCTGGATCGCCGATTGCGCCTTTTCGCCAAGCGGTTCGTAGGGATTACCCTCTGTCTTGTATTTGCCGGCGGAAATCATCGTGACCTTAATGCCTTCGGCCTCAAGCGCCTTCGAATAATCCGCGTGTGCCGTCCAGACGCCAATCGAGCCAACCTCGCCCGTCGGCGTTACGATCACTTCACCCGCTGCGCTGGCAATGTAGTAGCCAGCGCTCAACGCCCAAGTGTTTGCCACGGCGACGATTCGCTTTTCGGTTCGCGCATTGAAAATCTCGGTGGAAAGCTCATCGACCCCATCCACTCCGCCGCCCGGGGAGTCCACATCCAGCACGATGGCCTTGACCTGGGGATCATTCACCACCTGGCGAAATTGTGAGGTGAATTTCTCAATCGAAGTCCCACCGCTCATTTGCGTGATGACGTTCGCTCGATACGCGATCACTCCGTAGATGGGCAGCACGGCCACCATGCCGCCGCTCCTGGCCGTTGCTTGCGCCGCAGCCTCGCGCCGCGCTTCAAGTATCTGGGCCTGCTCGGCAATGGCAGCCTCGAGGGCTGGGTCGATTGTCTCCCCGCGCGTCTTCCAGCCAATGAAATCCATGATGGCCATGAGCTTTTCGGGAAGAATCGCCCACGGTTTCGAGTAAATCGCTCGCGCGATTCGGCGGTAATTCTTCATTCCTCAACCTCCAAAGCCAGGGCAGCGAGATGGGCGGGCCCGGACTCTTCCCATTCGCGGAAGATATCTTCCATGTCCGGCCTTTTCGTTACAAATTTCACCGTCTCCCGGTGGGCCTCGGTGTACGTCTTGGCTTTTTCTGCTGAAATCCTCATGGCCGAAGCAACAAAATCCGCATGTCCATCATAGAAGGAATCAACGAATTCGGAGAATCGTCCCGCCTGCGCCGCTCGGCGAAGCGCGCCAACCTCGACGCGAATCACCCGGCCAGCCGCACCCTCAGCAATAAGTTGGAGCCTCGCCTTTACGGATTTCGTTGTCCTGGCGGCACTCCCACCCGCGGGCAGTGCGCGTGGCTCATCGGCGGGGACGACCTGGCTTGAGACGTAATAGCGATCTCCGCCCTCACGCGGATTCATGTTTTCCTTTTCGCGGATTTCATTGTCGTTCATCCAGCCGTTGTTAAACGCGATTTGATAGGCTTCATATCGGCTCTTGATGTCTCCGCGAAGCAGGCCCTCGATCAAGAATTCCGCAAAGTAGATATCCGGCCTCAAAATCAGGTCGCGACCGATTGCCGCCTCCCAGCGCCGGGCACGTGGCAGCACTCCATCCACCACCCAAGCAATCGACTGGCTTTCGATGTTGTTCCATGTCGCCCGGCCCAGGCGCCCGATCTTGTGCGGCGGGACGCGAAACATCGCGGCGATATCAGTTGTCGTGGCCTCGGTGCTCTCCAGGTATTGCGCGTCGCGATTGGTCATGCCAATCTGGTTGTATTTCATCCCATCTTCGAGTACCGCGATCTTGTGGCGATTCTTTCCCGTCTGCGCCGCCTGCCAACTTCGCTTGATCCGTTTGGCGGTCTCTTCCTCTAATGCGTGCGGATGCTCCAGCACCCCCCCTGGCGTAGCATCGTTGGCAAAGAAGCGCGCCCCATATTCAGTCGAGGCCGCTGCTTTTCCGATGGTTTCCCGCTGCACCTCGATGGTACTCATCCCCACAATTCCGCCCTGCGAAAAGCCGCGAAGATGGTGCATTCCCTCCTGGGGGATGATCCGCATCATGCCCCTTGGGTCCGAGTAGTGATAGAGGATTCTTCCCGTCGATAGTTGCTCGACCGTCACCTGATCGGGATGAAGCGGTATCAACTGATCGGCAAACCCTCGGGGCCCCGGAAGGATTTCGGCGTAGGCGTTTCCCCTGAGCTCCAAATGCCCCTGCATCATCTCCCGAAATTCAAATGCGGTCTGCCATTCATTCGGCTTGTCATGGAGAACCGTGTAGAGCGGATGATTCGTCGCCCGCTCCTTGCCCCCACTCGGTATCTGCCGGTAGGTGATCAGCGGCAGCATGGCCATTGTTTCAGTGACCACCCGAATGCACTCGAAAATCGCCGCGACTCGCAAGGCTGAATTCGGGCTAACCCTCGTCCCGCTTGCCGTAAGAGACCCGGGAGGACCGTACCAGAAATCATCATCCGGCGCCGGGCTTCCCGCTTTGGGCCGCCATATCCCAATCGCAACCAAGGCATCGAGCAGATTCATTGAATCGGTCTCCGGATCCGCAGGTTTAGAAAACGCGAATGCCGTGTTTCTTGTAGGCGGATTGCGGCGAGCTGTGGCGGATTGCCCGACCATGCGCCATGATAAGAGCAACTATCCCGTCAATGCGTTCGGTTGACTTCGATTTATCGGGCTTCAGGCTTCCCGTTGGGTCCTGTTTCACGGCCACGTTTCCGGCCATCCAATTCAGTACGGGATTGGACCCGTGCTCAATGCGCCTATCAGCGATGAGGCCATAGAGGGCAACCGTCGGCTCGTTCATGGATTTGAAGCCCTGGCGAAATTCGACCATATTAAGACCCTCATCCATCAGCTTCGTCGCCAATTCATCCGCG